AGGCACACCAAAGAACAAGTTAGGACCAGCGGCACATCTCAAAGGCAAGATGAAGAGACCAGCACGAGCAGGTGACTTAGTAGGTGACGCACAAGAAGGTTATTATCCCAAAGATGATCAGTTTAGTTATGGTGGTCGTATGCCACGCACTGATCGTATACCACAAGATTCAACTGCCGGTCAGGATAGAGAGCAGGCCATTGTTGCTCGAATGAAACAAAACACCATTGATGACATATTATCCATCGAGCCAGAGTGGGGTCTCAGTGACTTAGCATTGATGTCAGCGACCGAACTAAATCAGATACTTAGAGACCTACAGGCTGAAAAAGCAAAGAAAGGTGTCTCGGAATATGGAACACATCCCTCACAGAGAGTAGATCCTCGAACAGGTAAGAAATATGTGCCACCAAAAAGTCCATTAGGTAAAGGTGTGGCGGAAGGCTCAGGAAAGAATGTAGTAAAATCTGTCAAGGTGGGCAACTTTAGACACGATTTAGTTGATACTGGAATGGGCTGGCAGGTGCGTATCTATAACGGCGATGAACTATACGATACAGGCTTGAGTAAAAACTCTGAACAGAAGGGATTGGCTGCATTGGAAGATGCTGTAGCCTATACTGAAAAACAAACACGCACAAAAAGACAAGGTGTAGCGGAAGCAGGTCCATTTTCATACGGCGCCAAGAAACCACGCAAAGGTAGTGTGGCGGATCTAGCGGCACAAAAGCGTAAAGAACAGGAACGAGGTAAACCACCCATTGAACCCCGGGATCAAATGGTTGGTGTTGCCAAGGTGGTAACCAATGAAGACATTGAGGGTTATCTAGAAGAAATGCGTCGTGCCGGTTATGACATCGTGACCGAACGTGCAACGCTATGCCCCGAGTGCGGTGGTCCTGCATACGAAGACAAAATGTTGGCAGAGAAGCAAGATGCCTGCTATCACAAAGTAAAAAGTCGCTACAAAGTATGGCCGTCGGCCTATGCATCAGGTGCATTAGTACGCTGCCGCAAAGTAGGTGCCAAGAACTGGGGCAACAAGAGTAAAAAATAGGGAAATAAAATGGATCCAAGATTTTTTAGAAAATATTTAGATATAATAAATGAAAGAGTAGTAATTGGGCCAGATGGAAAACCTGAGCCAAGAAAAGTATCAGATGATTCAGGGTATGTACGCTCTCCTGAAGAAGAAAAAGCACATCAGCAGGCTCAAAAAGATATAGAGGACACCTTAAAGGCTAGAGATGCCAGAATTGATGCAGAAAACAAAGCAATGAGACAGCAGGGCACAACTAGAGGCATACAGCTTCCAAAATGAAATATAGAGAACTACTAGAAGCTTGTTGGGATGGTTATCAACAGCGTGGTATGAAAAAGAAAGGCGACCGTCGGGTGCCTAACTGCGTTAAGATGAGCGAGCAAGAACTAGAAGAAGATCTCAAAAAGTGGTTTAGAGAAAAGTGGGTGCGTTTTGGACCTGATGGTAAGATCCGTGGCGAGTGCGGTGGCAGAGATAGCAGTGAAGGCAAACCCAAATGCTTGCCGGCCAGTAAAGCACATAGCCTAGGCAAAAAAGGTCGTGCTAGTTCAGCAGCCAAAAAACGTAGAGAAGATCCCAATCCTGAACGTCGCGGAGCTGCCAAAAATGTAGCAACCAAAACTCGTTCTATGAAGGAACAAGGTATCCCAGAATTACAGCCAGATCAAGAGCAACACCAAGGTAATCTAGGACGTAATGCATTAGGATTAATTAGAAACCTAGGAAGAATGGATACAAGTGATTTAGAACAAGAATTAGTTAACCAAATTCGAGGACAAACTGATCCGTCAAGTGCAAATGTGCAAGGACAAACACCTACCGGTCAACTTTTACAAGGTCTTAGAGGACTTTTTCAAAAAAAATGAGTTCAATCCATGTCATTTTTAGTAGCTAACTTACCACCAGTACATTCTTACATCCGGCGCGAATTTCTTTACGACTTTGAACGTGGCCACGGCGAATATGAACCTTGTATCTGGATAAGTATCAAAAGTATAAGAGGCCAAGCATTTAGAATCGAAGCGTACTTACCAAACTATGGCGCACTTTATGACAAATTACCTTTATCAGCGTTTGTGTCACGCACAAACGATCTTGTCCCACAGAATTTTTTACCTCTAGATTCTTTGCAAATATGGGACTGCTTTGACTACGATATTGCTGTGATTCAAAAAGCTTTCTTGAAAAATTTAAGTTGTAAGTTTTATGCCAAAGATAAACAAATGTATTCAGGGAACTATTTGTTTACTGTGGACAACGCACATCCCAATCATAACATTATTGACACGGGCTACAGTGAGTGGCCAGAAGATCATAAAAGTTTCAACTTTATAGAATTAGACAACGGTCAATATGCAGCACAACCCAACAATCGTTGTTTATTTTTTGACGCAGCCAGTAATCCTACTGATATGAAGTTTCCTGATTTCAAGGTATGCACGAAAAAATATGTAGTTGAACAAAATCCTAAATGGCGTCTAGGTGATACCGATACAGTGATGTATGAAAAAACCAATCAAAAACACGACGACTACGGTAAAAGTCAAAAATTCAAACAACAGTAATATGGCCGAAAAAATTACATACACTACATCTGCTATGGCGGTAGGAATGAGTATTTCATTTCTTTCTATGCTCTTAAACTCCAATGATTGTTTTCATATCAAGGTAGATTCACCAAATCATAGCTTGTTTCCTTTGAAAAAAATTTTTAATATTCCAGATGACAAATTGTCTTTGTCTGTGACCGATAATATGTCAGACAACATTTTTTGGGAGTTAAGTGATGTTGGTAAATTGACCAGTCCATATCTAAGCCCAGAGTTTGTTAATGTAAAAGATCAGCTATTGCCAGTTGGCAGTAAAATCAACAAGCCCTGTATTGCTCTGGCCTGCTATCAAGACTATCAACATTTACAAAACTATGATTCTTCGGATTATAACTGGCCCAACAATAGATATTGGTCCATAGAGGAATATTCAAAAATTTTTCAATTAATAAAAAAAGCAGGATATGAAGTTGTTACTTTAGACAACCACGCTATAGGATTAGAAGACAAGGTATATTGGCTAAATGAATACTGTGAGGCAGTTATTGGATATGAAGGCGGACTGTGCCATTTGGCACATACACTGAAAATTCCTTCTATTATTTTACCCTGGCGTCCATACGAAACTTTTTTAAATATAGATAGTTTGCATTTGGACAAACGTAGCTATTTTGTACGGTCATTTGAAGAAATTTTAAATTGGAATAATTTTGATTTAAAAGATATCATTGAACAATTACACAATGAAATAACCAACAATATTTTTTACTTAGGAAATGTCACTTTCTCTAAAGATTTCAGCGAATACAAAATTAAAATCAGAGACAAAGAATATTCTATGCTAGCAGGCTTTAGAAAATTTGAAGTAGATTTTTTCCAAAACAACTTGAAAGAAAATTTGCTTTTTAATGTACCAATTAAATACCATAACTAAAGGAGATAGATATGTCAAAAGTTAAAGGTTCCTCATCAAACAAGCCCGCAATTGATCACGTTGTAAAACGCACACACATAGGCGGACTTCGCCCAAAAACCAGCTCTATGAACAAAAGCTATCGCCGCGGACACAAAGCTTATAGAGGCCAAGGCAGATAAATACTGGTATGGAATCATTACATCGCGCCCTTAAAATTGCCTTTGCAAGTGAATATGCTTTTTACTTAAAAGCTCACTATTTTCATTGGAACGTGGAAGGCCCTAACTTTCCACAATATCACGAATTGTTTGCTAACATTTATGAAGAAGTATATGGTAGTATTGACAAGTTTGCTGAGGAAATTCGTGCCACGGGTACATACACTCCGGGTTCATTCACAAGATTTAGTATTTTAAGTCTAATAGACGATGAAGTAGACGTGCTACCGGCCCAATCAATGTTGTTGGAATTGCTAGAAGACAGTGTAAGAATGGAAGAACTATTTAGAATAGTTTTTAGAGCAGCTGAAGAACTGGGCTTACACGGTCTCAGCGACTTTTTAGCCAGTCGACAAGATGCTCACGCAAAACATTCCTGGATGCTAAGATCAACGCTTAAATAATCACAATGCTCCTAGTTTATATTCACGGTGCCAGTGCCACTAGTGAAAGTTTTAATTACATAAGAAAACACATCAAGGGCAAAGAACTACTAATAAATTATGATAGTAGAAATGGTTTTGAAAAAAACTTAGAGAACATGAAAGAACTGTTGTCAGCACAACAGAATATGTTCTTTATTTGTCATAGCTTGGGCGGAATTTACGCTTTACATTTGGCAGCAAATTTTCCCAATCAGGTATTAGGAGCTATTACTCTAAGCACTCCATATGGAGGAGCAGAAGTTGCAGATGTAGCGAAATATTTTTTACCGTACAGTAGATTACTTAAGGACATAGGACCAAATTCTTGGGCAATGAAGCAGGTCAGCGAAATGAAAATCAATTGTCCTTGGACCAATGTTGTAACTACTCAAGGATCTGCACCTTGGATTCCTAGCCCTAACGATGGAGTTGTAACTATAAAGAGTCAACAAACCAGAGATGACATAATGGACTTGGTACAATTTGATTGTAATCATTATGAGATAGTTTTAAATTACGAAGTAGTAAAGTTAGTACGCAGTAAAATCAAAAAAATATTAGGATAATTTTCAATGAAAATCAGTAAAATTCCCGGTCTTGGCCGGTTTGGTGTTTTTATCGACGACGTAAACTTACAAACAATCACACACGACGAATGGATGGAAATTGGAAAAATCCATTTGGAAAGTTTGGTAACCATTATTAGAAATACAAATTTAACGCACGAAAGATACTCTTCTCTAATTGCAAAATGGGGCGAAAATAGATATTCTTACGATGCAACTTTATTAAAAAAATATAACGAAAGTAATTTTTTTGCTTTGATTATGCGTGCCTTAAACGACGATGCCACCATGGAACCACGTGACGTTGAGTACTTTAAAATGGTACAAAGAATAATGTTAAACAGCAATAGTTCTATAATCAAGGTTTCTGGTCAGAAAGACGAAAATGGAAAACCATTGGGTTTGTTTGCAGAGGGCGAATTATTATGGCACAGCAATGAATCGGGTTCATTGACTCACGTGCCAGGCGTAAGTTTGTTAGCAGTAGAAAATGTAATTGGAAGTGCAACTGGATTTGTAACCACAACTGATTGGTATGAATCACAAAGCGATGCGTTTAGATCTGAACTTGACGAAATGATTTGCATACACGAATTTTCACCAGGCAAGATCAACCCAGGACTAAACGAAGTGCAAGATAGTATTATGTACGGTAATATGTGTCCGGTAAATGGAATTGAAATACCATTGGTCATACAAAGTCCTGGTGGAATCCGAGGACTTCATTACAGTGTTAACACCATTTCAAGTATAAAAGGAATGAGCAGAGAGGAATCTGAAAAAATATTTTCTATTATCAATGATGGGATATTTACAGAAAACAACATATATGATCATTGGTATCAATCCAATTCAGACTTATGCTTGTTTGACAACACAATAACATTGCATAGAAGATTAGGCGATATTAAAAAACGTCTTTGCTACCGATGCCAGTTTGATTATACGGATTTACAATCAGAACCATATATTCCTTATTTCCAAGAACCATATATCAGTAAGTACATCCAAAATATTAACGACATTGTTACCACAGTAGGAATTAAAAATTTTAAACTGCCGGAGTTAAAATGATATCCGAAATATTGGTATGGGGCTTTTTCAGTGCAATGGGCTGGATGGCTGCTAACTGGACTGTAGATAAAATAATGCCTGAAAAGGTAGAAACACAAACCTGCTCTGAATGGCAAGAGGAGCGAAAAGCAGATGGTACCGTTACCCGTACACGTACCTGTGAACCAAAAAAATAAGTCTTCACCTTAGGACCGTGAAGAGCCGGCTGCTGGCTTACTCAAAGGAGTCGTGCCCAGAGAGTTAAAGTGAGCAAAATAATCTTGTAAATTTATCAAAATTCTTTTATAATAATTAAACTTTATATAGGAGATACCATGAGTTCAAGAATGTTTTCTGCAGAACAAAAAGCAAAACTAACCCAAATTATCAACGAAGGTATGACTATTATGCAAGAAGTTGAAGATCTCAATGCTGGGCTTAGTGATACAATCAAAGCAGTTGCAGAGGAAATGGAAATTAAACCTGCTATCCTAAAAAAAGCAATTAAAACTGCGTTCAAATCAAAACTTGGTGAGGAAAATGCCGACAACGAAGAATTAAATACAATTCTGCAAACAGTAGGTAAAACTCTTTGAGGCAAATCAAGTTTGGACCTTTTCAAGACAAATTTGGATTTCAAAGTCTAAAAAGCTTTATAGATCACGTTGATCATTATCAATACACCAAATACCTTGAACACAATATACAACCTATTCAATTTGACTTAAACAGTAAGGGAATAAATGTATATGACGTATTCGAACTAACCACCAATAATGATTTTCAATTCACAGCTACAAATGTAATTGTAGTAGAAACCCTCAAGCAGTTTTTATTAATTAAAAATAAATTAGATAATAGTAAAAAATACATTGTCTTAAGTGAATCATTTTGGGATATTAAATCTTTTAACATTGATTTACATTATGAACTTGTTTATGTGCCTTGGGATCTAATTGATTGTCAGAATCGACTAGCAAATAGATCAAATCTGTATTTTCATTTAATGGATCTAAATTTTTTAGAAAAATTTAATCCACAAATGGATTTTTTGTGTTTGGTTGGAAGATCAAAACACTGGAGAGATAAATTTATAGATAAGTTGACAAATAATGTTGATTTATCTAACTCTCTTACAAGTTACTATGGTCAATGTTTAGGGCATCAAGATCTTCTAGCCATTGATGTACCTTATGAAAGAAACAATTCTAAAATTGAATTTGAAGAAAAATTTTATAAACCAATTCGAATAGCTGACACAAATTATCATTACAATTTGAGTTATTTTACTAGAAATGAGTTATTTTATAAAACCAAGTTCAGTGTGGTAGTGGAAACCGAGGCCGAACTTGAAGAATATCACATTACAGAAAAAACTATTAAATGTCTAGTTTTAGGACATCCTTTTGTAGTAATGGGCACTCCTCGATATTTAAAATTCCTTAATACTCTAGGATTCAAAACTTACAGCACCTTGTTTGATGAAAGCTATGACGACATATTAGACATCAATCAACGAATGCAGTCTGTAATAGATTTAATTAATCACCTAAAAAATATTACTTTTGATATACAAGCACTCAAACAAATTCAAGAACATAATTTGATTAATTTAATTAAACTACGTAATCAAGACACATACGAAAAATTTTTAGGATTGTTTGATGTACGAAATATTTAGACCCACAATAGATTGGATCCAAGATGACTGGAATAGCAATCGCTATCGTTTTGCTGTGGAGTTGTTGGCTTGGGCTATTAGTATTGGATGTGCGATAGCTATGGCTTTCACAGTACCCAATCCTCCGTTACTTGTGCTATACCCTATTTGGATCACTGGGTGTGCTATGTATGCTTGGGCTGCTTATACTAGGAAATCGTTTGGCATGCTGGCTAACTACCTATTGTTAACTACGATTGATGCCATTGGACTTGCTAGACTTTTATTTTCATAATATAATTATAACCTATGAGCTATGTTGACGCACTATATGACCGTAACCAAGATCGTATCCACATTGTTGAACGTGTCGGTGGTGAACGTGTATACAAAGAATATCCCGCGTCCTATATCTTTTACTACGATGACCCTCGCGGCAAGTTCCGTACTGTCTACGGTACTCCTGTTAGTAGGTTTTCGAGTCGTTCAAACAAAGAATTTCAAAAAGAACTTCGTATTAATTCTAACAAACGACTTTGGGAATCGGATATCAATCCTGTATTCCGGTGTTTGGAAGAAAACTATTTGGGAGCCGAATCTCCAAAGCTACAGACTGCGTTTTTCGACATTGAGGTAGATTTTGATCCGGTAAGAGGTTTCTCAAAGCCAGAGGATCCATTTAATCCAATAACTGCCATCAGCGTGTATCTTGATTGGATGGACAAAATGGTTACCCTTGTTGTTCCTCCAAAGAGTTATAGTTGGGAGACCGCACAAGAAATATGCAATCAATACGATAATTGTTTCTTGTTTGAACGCGAAGAGGATCTCTTAAACACTTTCCTAGACATTATCGATGATGCAGATATCTTAAGCGGCTGGAACTCCGAAGGCTTCGATATTCCGTATATGGTTATGCGTGTAACCAGAGTATTAAACAAAGATGACACTCGTAGATTTTGTCTATGGGGGCAACTGCCTAAACAGCGTACCTTCG